GGGGTTTTCGGCATTTTTGGCATAAGCCCCTGGGGCGGAGATCGTCTTGGTACATGGGGGCCATTCGGTAGTTGGCTCGTTCTGTTCATTCTCACCGGCATCCTTGGCCTTAGTGTCTACGGTAGCCCGATCAGATGAACCAAGAGCGGTTTGTCGGCATCGTCGTCGGCATGACCACTGTGGCTATAACGCTGCTTGTGCTCGGGCAGTTCGAGCGCGAAGCCGAGGGCAAAATTCCGTTCGACTGCAGCGACCCTACAGAAAGAGAGCGCGTGCGCGAGATCGCGCTGGCGGGCATCGATGACGGACTAAAGCAAGCAATGGCTCACTTGTTCGAAGTTTGGGTCCGCGATCCCAATACAGAGCAACCCAAGCGGGCCCAAGTGGGTACTACAAACGCCGTTAACGCTCACATTCGGGCGCGGAAATTGGCGTTAGAGTGGGCGCCGCCGCCTTGCTAGGCTTACGGCGGTTGTTTGCGGGTCAAGTGACGGGATCGGTGCTCACGCCGATCCCGTTGCGATTTTAACACAAGGGAGGGGCATATGCCTTTAGTTATTCTTCCGGTATTCATCCAAGCTGGTCAGTCGCTCAGTGATCCGGTGGATTGCAGTGCGGGGCCAATAGTGAAAATCACCCAACCAGGGGCGTGGAATGGTGCTGCGCCGTTGAGTTTTCAGACCAGCAGCGATGGATTGATGTTCAATGATGTATTTGAGCCGGACGGCACTGAATTGAAATTTGTGGTGATTGCCGGCACCGGCGTGATTGGCATGCGGTTAAATGTGGGATTTGTGAAGTTCCGTTCCGGCACCCGCGAGGTGCCGCATCCGCAGCCGGAACTGCGAGAATTCGCAGTGGCAATTGATGTAGTCGGCGGGGCGCCTGCGGCCGGCAACGAGTTGAGGGTGCGGCTGCTGGGAGGATTTGCGCCATGAAAGTATGCATCAGTGCGGGGCACTCTTCCAAGTGCAGAGGAATGTCCAGCGAGTGGTTGGACGAGGTCGATGAGGCGAGGCGCGTTACGGCCCAGGTTGGCCAAAACCTAGAGGAGGCCGGGGTTGATGTGGCCACCTACTGGGATGACATATCGAACGATCAGTCGGAGAACCTCGATCGCATCTGTGATTGGCACAATGCGCAGGGCGCCCATGACCTAGACGTGAGCATTCATTTTAATGCCAGCAACGGTCAGGGCCACGGCACCGAGGTATTTTACACATCGAGCGCCGGCCACGAATATGCCGAGGCGATCTGCGATGCGATCTGCGCGGCGGCCGGCTTTACCAACCGCGGCGCCAAGAACGACGACAGCATTGGCGGGCTGTATTTTTTGTCACACACTTCGGCTGTTGCTGTGCTTCTGGAAATTTGCTTCGGGGATAATGAGAGCGATTGCGTGACCTATTTCGATGAGTTCGACAACGTGTGCGAGGCGATCGCCGATGCGATCATCGATGTGGGCGATCACGACGATGGCGTGATCAAGCCGCCTGATCCCGAGCAACCTGATTCGGGTTACTTGTTCACGGCGGAAGGAACCTGCAGCACGTTCGGCGGTCCAAACGATACCGGCGTCAGCCCCTCGGAAGGCTTGGCGTTCTTCTACGAATTTTCCGATGCGCCCTGGCTGTTCCTGAAAGCGCAGCCGCCCGGCACAACGGGCCTTGCCCGGCGCATGGACAGCGCGACCGTGTTTTTCGTGGCCTGCCGGTGGCAGTACGAGGACACTAGCAAGGATATGCTGGGCCACAGCGGCCAGATGGCGATGGTCACCAATGTGAAAACCGGTGTGCAGCGATTGGCCCATCCTGCTGACTGGGGGCCCCATGAGGCTGAAACGGGCCGAGCGGCCGATCTATCCGAGGCCCTCGCGAGAAGCCTCGGCGTCCAGACAGACGACCGGGTTCGCGTCGAGTACCCTTGGCGATCGCCTGGCTAGCGCCGCTCGCAGCCTGATGTTCTCCTCGGCCAGCCGCACAAGCTCGACCCGCAGCCGCTTGATGGTGTCGCTAGCGGTGCTCATGGCTTGGGCTCCAGGGCGCGGCAGGCATCATCCAAAATCTTGTTGCTGACATTGGTGAACTGCCGCTTGGCGCGGTCGTTTTCCGCGCGCACTGTTTGCAGAGCCGCGCGCAGCCGCTCGATCTCGGCTTCGTTAACTGCTAGCAGGCCGGCATAGTGATCTTCCCGTTTCTTGACATGCTCGCGCAGCCGCTCGATCTCGGCGTCGTGTGCGGTGGCTACCAATTGCAACGCCGCTATATGTTCGCGCAGCCGATCGATCTCGGCAGCGGCCTCTGTCAGCCATTCCTCCCACACTTCACGCTGGCCAAAGCGACCAGTGCGCAGGTGATCGCGAATGGTGTGCAGCCGCTCGATGATGTCGGTCACGGCTTGGGCTCCAGTGAGAAACGCAACAATCTGCTCGGGCGTCGCTTCGGTCATCGCAGCGGCATCTGACAGCCGAGCAGCACGATCGCCAGCAGCGTTCCGCACGCGATGCAGAACAGTATCCAGCCAAATGCCGGCGCCCATTGCGGGACCATGCTAGTCACCGTCGCTTCTCGGTGGTGCCATCCAGCTTGCGCTTGAACGGCTTGTTGCGGTTGGTTTGAAAGCCTCCGGGTTTATCGATACCGCTACGCTTGCGTCTGATACGTCGGCCTTTTGCAATAGTTCTGACATCTGATCGAGTAATTTCTCGATGACATCGTTTGTGCAGGCAAACACAATTCGACAGTGAACTGTCGCGGGAAATCTCCCAGGGTATTCGGTGGTGGTATTCCGGCCGTTCTCCCCCGATCGGCAATCCGCACTGCTCACAGTTCCCCCCTGCTCGTTCATAGGCATCACTCCTAACCTTCACACTGAATTCAACGCGCATGATCGGCCACGTCGTCGGCAAACTTCACACCGCGCTTGGTGCCTTCGGCGAGAATGAATTCGATGAAGCTCGCCATGTCGCGCTTGGTCATCTTGGATGACTGATTGCCGTAGGGAATGAACACCTTGCAATCGAGCGACGGCAAGAACTCGATCTCCTGCCCCCAGGCATGCAGGAAAATTGCTTTCCATCGTTCGGGTTCATAGTAGTTGCCGCAGTGGTTCCATTGTTGCGAAACCTCAGTGAGCATTGCCCACATCTTTCGGTTCTGCTCGGATGTGCGGCGATCCTCCTCCTCCTGCACCAGCATCTTATAGGCATGGCCGGCGGTGAACGACTGCTCGGCCAGCCGCGAGAACCTGTCGATCGGCTCCATCGCGTGGCCATTCCATGTGAAGTAGATCGGTGGGGGCGCGGTCATTCGTCAGTTTTCTCGTATGCCGTCATCGCCGCCCGCAGGCTTTTGACGAAGACATCCAGATCGATTTCATAGTGCTGGAGCATCCAGCAAATCTGGAACGTGAGCACGGTCAGCACGTCGTTGCCAAATGCAGACGGCTTGAGGCCGGCCATGCGGTATAGCTCCATGCTGTCGTTCCACCACACGAAGTGCTTGTCTTTGATACGGTCGAGCAGATCGTTGCGCAGGGAACTGCGGATGATCGGTATGCTGTCGTTCATGCTGCCACCCTTTGCCCATAGGCGCGCACGCGCGCGACCATGGCCTGTAGTTCGTTGTTGAAGCGGGCGAGTTCATCCATCAGCTTGTCGATGTAATCCTCGTCGCGCTCAGCGCGCCGCACGAACATCGGCATACCTGGCCAATAGACGCACAGGTCAACCCACTTGCGTCCGGTGACCAGCAACGCGCCCTGGCACTGCGCGATGTGTTCCGGTGGGAACCATTTTTTGTCTTTCTCGCCGGCGTCGTGGGTGGCAATCAGCAGTTCCGGCTTTTGAGTTTTTAGCTCCAAGATACCGTCGTCGCCCAGCAACGCATCCGGGCTGCAGCCGACATAGGCGCGACGCACGAAGCCCACCCGCGTCGGCCTGGTGTTGTTCCAGCCGAAAATGTAGTTGGCGCGGGCCTCATCTTCCATTCGGTTGCCGCGTTCCATTTCGGGTGATTTGAATGTCTCGGCCGGCTGGCCGGTGATGATCTCGCCGGCAAGGCGGCGCATGTAGGTTGAGCGCACCTTGCCCTCGCCCTTGGCCTGCACGTCCTTGAAGCAGGATGCGGTTGGGATGCCGAGCCGGGCCTGGAACCATTCCGGCGTGCCCTGGACGCAGTCGATGATCTCTACCGTCATTGCGTTTTCCACTTGCTCGCGCCCGGCGACTTTGGCCATGCGATGATCTTCTGCTGCAGCGTTTCGTATTTGGACACGGGCACCTCGGCGAGGCTATCGTGGCCGACCGACTTAACCAGCAGTTCGATCCACTCCTGTTGCACGTCCGGGTCGCAGTATTCGCGCGCCTTCTCCCACACGTATTCCATCTGATCAGCACTGAGCAGTTCGCCCGTGCTTTGCTTACGGCCTGCGGCGTTGCCGTCGTCATCCTCCACCGCCAGATTGAAAATACCCAGCAGCAGATAACGGCGGCCGTAACTGTAAGCCGAGCCGGTGGCGTGGGTGCGGGTCATCACATCGTTGCCGCGGGCGCCTTTGCCATCGGACGGCAGATCGATGTGGAAGGTGCGCTTGTAGCCGCCTTCATGCGACAGGAAGGCGAGCACGCGCATCCAGCCATCACCGAGGCTGGGATCAGCAAGGCCGGTGTCGAATTCGATGACGATCCCGCGCTTGGAATAGATCGGGCGCACCGCCTGGATCACGGCCGCGAGCGTGGCGTACTTGGATTTGGTGCTCGGATTGCTGGCGTCCTTGGCCACCGGCTCCAATTCCTGCTCCACCAGGGAGCGCACCCGGATATATTCCTGCTCGGCGAGGTCGGCCTCGATCTCGCGCTTGAGGGCGTAGATTTCCCGCACGCGCTCCATCGGCATCGCGGTATCACGCAGTGCGCGCTCGAATACGTGCAGGATCGGCGGCCCCTCCTGCTTGGGCGGCACAGTGGATAGGCGTTGGGCTTCGATGGTCATTTGGTCCTCTTGCGATAGTGGGAAGGTGACGGTTTTCATCGCTTCGTTCTCTCCGCTTTCGCGTGTTAGGCGACGTTTTTGACTGCGAGTTGCGGTCGCATATTTGGGGGGCGTGCTCACAGCGGTATCTCGTCGTCCATGCCGTCGACGGCGCCGCCGCCCATGCCGGTGAGGTTCTCGCCCTTGTAGACGAGCTTACCGCGGGCGGGGTTGAGCAGCCGCTTGCGCTGCGCAACCAACTTCTGCAGTTCATTGGCGGCGCGGAACAGCTTGCGCTGCCAGCGTTCGATCGCCTCGGCGTTGGCGGCGAGCTTGCCCTGGCGGCTTTCGATCCGCAGGTCGACGCGCTCGGGATCGTAGTCGGTCATGACCAATCCCCTATCGCGCGCGGGATCATCCAGAAGCTTTCTGACAGGCGAAGCTTGTTCATGGCGTTGGGATGCAAGCCTTGGCGCACCCAAATCCAGCCGGCGAAATACAGAACACCCATCACTCCACCCCATCCGATGTGATCTGTTCCAACTCGGCGCTCTCAACCGCATCACAGGTGAGCCGATGGAGGGCGCATCCGAAATCGATGTTTTGCCAAATCTTGCCGCATGCAGAACAGCGCACGCGCTGATAGCGAATATCCTCGGCGTCCTTGCGGGCCTGCTCGACCTGCTCGCGCAGTTCCTTCACGCGCTCGCGGTCCAGCGGCATGCCCATCCCGAATTCGGCGATTTCGAGCCGGATTTGGAGGGCGCGGAAGTGTTGTTTCGGGGTCATACCCGGACCTCCCAACGGCGGATGAAATCAAGCAGCCATCGGCGCTGCACGGGGCTGGTATCCTCCTGTTTCAAGATCGAGTAAGCAGAACGAAATCGGAAATTGTTGTCCTTTGCCCATGCCTTTAACTCGGCCGTCAGATCAGCAAACTCTCCCGCTGACCGACTGTAGATGACCATTCTCATATTGTGCGTCATGTCCTGCTCCTCGTTGGCGATGTCCCCTTATGTCACAAGCTGTGACAGGAAGCAATAGGGTCACCACATTTATTTTTACCGGCGCGGCGTGCGTCACCACCGCGCCGGGCAATAGTTGCGGGAGCCTTACGACGGCGCTATATATCACAACTTGAAAACATCCACAGGATGTGGCAATGCGTAAACGCATGTTGGTTGTGTCGAACTCAGTGCAGGCGATCGGCGCGCTCGGCGGTACTCGCGACGTGGCTGCGCTGTTCAATCCCCCGCTGAATTACCGCGTCGTCCACAACTGGCTGGACCCCAAGCGCGGCCTGCCGCCCCACAGCTATCATGTGCTGGCGCCGGCTCTGATCCAAAAGGGCTTTTCGTTCCATCCATTCCTGTTCGGGCAACTGCTGCCGCGAGAGCGGCGCCGTCGAAGGCCGCGCCAGGGCGATCAACCATCCACCGAGCAAAGGAGCCAGCATGGCTGACCGATTGCACGACCTCGTCGTGGGCCTGCAGCGCATGGCCGAGAGCGCCCGCGCCCGCAGCGATGACCTGCGCTACATCCAGCAGCGCGATACCGACGAGCACCTGCAATGGCTCGACAGCCTGTTGTCCATGGTGGAGAAGGTTAGGGGCGTGCTGATCGAGGAGCGGCAGGCATTCCTGCCGGGGCAGCGCGAGCGGCCGGCGCAACTGCCCAAGGAAGCCCCGCAGAAGCCGTATAGCGTCGATCAGATGCCGCGGGTGGTGAAGCAGGGCCCGAAGGAAGCCGCCGGGTGAATACCGGCCCGACCTTTGTTCTGACCTTGGTTGCCCAGCCCGGCGACAATGCCATCCCCGGGCTGCGCTGGTTGCTCAAGGCGGCTTGGCGCCGATTTGGCCTGCGATGCATCGATGCCCAGGAAATCAGGGCAGGCCGAGCAATTCCCGCAGGTTCAGATACCGTTCCTGGGTCAGTTCCTGGCGCGCGCGCAGATTGTCGAGTTCGGCGAGCATGCCGGCCCGATCTTCTTCTTGGTTCTGATCGTACAGCTTGACCGCCAGGATGCGCCCGCGGGCGCCATATCTGGTGACGATTGGGGTCAATCGCGACATCATGTAGTTGCGCTGCAGCGGGATGTGCTTACGCACGGTTTCCCGGTTGCGCTTGCCGTTTGAGCCGTAGACCATCCGCGCTAGATCATCGACGAGGAATTCCCGATGCGGTTCATCGGTGAATGCTTCCGCAATCCGCTGCGTGCTCCAACGGGCTTTTTCGAGTTGCTTCTTTTGACCATCGGGCCGCACCAACCAAGCCGGCGGGGTGACGGTGCGCTTTTTAACGGGGACTGAGTTTTCCATATCGGCCTCCTGCGCTCAGATGCATTCCTTAAGGCGATCGCGTACGCGGTTAAGCCGCGCCATGGCGTCACGGTCACCGCCCAGCTTGTCGGGGTGCAATTCCTTGGCGAGCACCTTGAAGCCGATGTCGACGAGCCGAAGTGCGAGCTTGCGCTCGGCCTCACGTTCTTGCTGCCGGGTGAGGCTTTCCGCCAAGGCGAGGCGGCGGGCTTCTTCATGGGCGCGTTGGGCGACGAGATCGACGGGCGCCGCCCAATCGCGGCGAATGGCGGTCGCGCGGGGTTGCTGCCCCAGCCCACCCTGGTCTTTCGGCGTATAACGGAATTGTTCCCGGTTTTTGAATGAGTTACGGTTGGTGGAGGATCCAAAAGCCATCCAAGCCCTTATGGTTGCTTGGCTTTTGGCTGTCACTTTTTCAGCCCAGCGATAAAATTGGGCCAGCTGGCCATCGAAGTGTCCGTCCCGGGCCTCGATCAGCTTGATCGCCGCAGCTTCATAGTGCGGCCGGCCAGCAAGCTCGGCGTCGGCGATGTCATGCTTGATCAGGTCGGCAAGTATCTTGAGCGGACGCGCAACTGCGCGTTGCTCCGCGGTAGCCACGTTATCCATGTTGTCCTCCTTGGGCTGGGTCAACACGGTATGATCGACTCGGTCAGGGCGTCAAGGTAGCACATGTAGTGGCTAGAATAAATTCCCATCTAGCCCGTCCACAGCTAATTAACCCCACCACAAATTGTGACTTGCAGTTCCGGCACGGACGCGCGCACCCTGTCGCTTCGTCTGGGCAGGAGGCGACCACCATGCGGATATCGATCGGACAGTTAAAGGCGGCCGGGATGACCGACGCCCAAATCGTTAAGCTATTCGAGGAAGCCGAAGCCAAGCGACGAGAGCAAGAGCGAATTCGCCAACGAAATCATAGAGCACGTCACGCTCGTCACAGTGACAGGTGTGACATGACCCCTATACTTACTTCCTCGACTAACAATCTTAAGGTTCAGGAAGAAAGAACAGAGATTGTGGCACTAGGCGCTCCGGTGCCGAAATATCCGGCCGCATTTCTGGAATGGTATTCGGCCTATCCCCGCAAGAGCGGCAAGGACGATGCGCTCAAGGCTTGGCAGATGGTCATCAAGACCGGCCGGGCCACCAACACTGAGCTAATTGCCGGTGCCGTGCGCTACGCGGCCGATCCCAATCGCGTTCCGAGCTACACCAAGCTGCCGGCGACATGGCTCCGTGCCGGCTGTCATACCGACGAGCCGCTACCAGCGCGAGGAGAGAGCAATGGACGAGGACGAGCGCCGAAAGATGATCCGAAAAGCATCCGAGGGGCGTTCGATCGCCTCGCCGAACGATGGGGGCCAGGCTGGGAGGATGAAGCTCGCGAGCTATCACGCCAAGCTCATCTTAGGCTCGTTCCGGGCGGATCAGGCGGCTGATCCCGAAATCTACCTCACTGCGATCGGCCATCTGCTGTCGCGTTATCCGGCCGACATTGGCGCCCGGCTGACTGATCCCAAGGATGGCGTGGCCGGTAAGTATAAATTCCTACCCACTGTGTCCGAGGTGAAGGAGGAGGCCGAGCGGTTAGAAGCATCTGATTGGCGGGCGGAAGCGGAACGCCGAAGCATCAGGGATCAATTCAACCTGCGCGCCGAAATGGATGCGGCCGACAAGACCGAGCCGTTGGAGCATCGGATGAAGGTGGCTGCGCGGATTAAGAACGAGCTACGCGGCCGCGGCTTCCAATTCAGGGAAGACACCAAGCAAGCATGGCAACCCTGGAAGCAATTCTCAGCCGATGAACTACTGGCCAAGTATCCGCCGAGGGCGTGATGCCAGACGACCTGTTCTCATGGCTACCGCCAAGCGAACCACCACCGCCAGACCCCTATCTGGTGATCGACTGCCACGGCCGCATCGTGCCGCGCGAGGTGGTCAAGATGTTCGATGAAATGGCGCTCAAAATGGCCCGCACCGGCCGCCCCCGCTACTCAGTGCGGATGATCACCTCGGTGATGTGCTGGCACCGCCACCTCGAATACGCCGATCGGCCGTTCAAGATTAATCACAACTGGACCTCCGCAATGGCGCGCTGGTGGCTCAACCGACACCCCGAATATCCCGACTTCTTCGAAACCCGCGATCGCACCGACGACGGCTACGACGAGGCCACCCCATGAACCGCTACGTCATCATGGCCAAGGAAAACTACCCGGGCGCCACCATCAAGGAAATCTGCCGCTGCAACAGCAATGCAGGCGATATCCGCAACGCCCTCGCCGACTACACCGTCACCGGCTCACAAGGCACTCGCATCTACAAGTACAACCACGTTGAAATCCTTAAGGTTTCCGGCATCAAGCGAAAGGAGGCCAGCGCCCAAATGAAGAAACCCATCAGAAATGTTGATGACTTTTCTGGCAAGCCATCTGCAAATCAGATAGCTAGCGTTCTCGAGCAGATCGACGCCATGAGGGCAGCTAATGGCGAGCAAGCGGCGCAAGGGCCGGCCGCGCAAGCCCGGCCACCGCTACCGCAACGGAAACTTGAGGCCGAGCCATGAGCCGGTCGTTTCCCCCGCCGCGGTCGCGGCCACGCAGCCACACCGCCAAGGCCTTGGAGATCGTGCGGCTGACCAGCGGGCGGAAAGCGAGCTTGGTCGGATGGCCCTACGCGGTCAGGTCACTGCGCTCCAATGCCTGGCCGGTCAACGCTACGCCGCCCAGTGGCGAGCCTACCTGGGAACGCTGGATGGCCCTAGGAGCCCGCAGCGCGGTCATGGGCGCGGAAATCCCTGTGGCGGGTGTACCGGAGCCATCGAGCGGCGAGACTGCGCCTGTGACCTCGCCAGGCGCTTGTGGACCCGTTCCACATTCGCCCTCCAAGCCGCCGATCGGGAGGCCGTCGTGACCATCGCCCGGGTGTGCTGCTGGGATACGCCGTGCCCGCCGTGGGCGTTGCCGGTGTTGCGATGTGGATTGGACGCGCTGGCGGAAAGTCTTGGATTGACAACGCGGAACAAATCACCGCACGTTGAAAACCTCAATCCCAACCTTGTCCGAGCCTAGCCCTGGAATGTGCGACCTCCTCGCGCTGGCGCCAGGGATAGCGGCCGGCGGCCTTGGTCCCGATACAGGCCGCCGGCTCGTTCCACATGGGGAGATTGCGGATGCCTGTTTACCCCAATCATGATCACGACTACGACGGCCGCCCGCCCGATGACGGTCTGCTGCTCGCCGCGCTGTGCCGCGAGCACCCCGAGCGCATCCCGGATGAATTGAGGGCCAGGTTTCAGAGCGATTACGTGCGTGCGCGCGCGCCTGCTGTGGCTGCTGCGCTATCGCTATCTGCAGCTTAATCTGGGGATCGTGACTAGCCGGGGCCATGATCAATTCTAGCCTTGGCCACGGCCTAGCGCCGGCGGCTCTCCCGCAATCCCTGGGCCGCCGGTTGGTTACTTGTGCTTGCGTGGGGCCTTAACCTTGGCCTTAACCTTAATCGAGCCGCGCTTAACCTCGTGCTTGCGAGCGGCGGTGTGGGCGCGCTGGCCCTTCTGCCGGTGCAGGGTGTCCTCGTCGTCGCGGGCATCGATCTGCGCCTTGCCGTCGTCGGCCTGCGAGCGTCGGTTGGCGTCGTCGTGCTGCTTCTGGCCTTGCGCCTCCTTCCGGTGCTTGGCCTCATAGCCGGGCTCATGCTCGGGTGCGCGCTTGGGATGGGCGTTTGGCTCCGGCTGGTCGCCGGCGCCCTCGGCCTTACGCTTGGGCTCTGGTGTCTCGTAGGTGGTGGTGCCGGGCGGGGTGCCCGGTGACTGATGGCCGGTCGGGAACTGGTGCTTGGTGCTCTCTTTGGTCTTGCCTTGGTTCTGGTCGTCGGCTTGGACCTTGGGTTTCTCTTGCTGGGTTTCGCCTGGCATGGTTGCCATGGGGGTATCCTCCACCGCGGGGATCGCGGTCGGGAGGACAATGCGCGAAAGTTCCATCTGTTCAAAGCGGCGGCCCCCAAGTTGGCACCCTGGAGGCCGCCTGTCTGTCCGGTTGACCGTACCAGGGTCGCGCCGGACAGCATGGGTGTTCAAAATTGAACAGACAGCGTGGCTGGATGTGCAAGGATGGCCCGGATCGCACGGGCCTGCCGGACACCCCCCGGCTGGCGTTTGCCGATCAGCCGCCCGGACAGGGTGCGGCAACGCGACCGACAACCGACTTTCGAACGGGTGACGCCGGGGGCAGACCTGGCGTCACCGGGTCGTCAACGCAATACCGTATAGCAGGTTCCGCGTTGTCACGCAATGTGTCGGATATCCGACGCAAACGCGATGTGACCAATCTGTGTTATGCATGATGCATGGCTTCGCACAACGTCTACACGTTCTTCTCGGTCCATAACTGTCTCGACGAGGATTTTGACGCGCCTGATGAGGGCGACCGCGAGGTGTGCCGCGCGATCGTAACCGGCCGGATGGGGCTGCATCCCGATGGCTGGGATACCCGCAGTGGGCTGACGGCGGTGATGCCGCAGGGGTTCAACGGCTACGAGTGGGTGCCGGAGCGTTACCGCCGGCCGATCGCTCGCAGCGCGGCGGCAATTGCGGAGCAAAGGCGGGAAAATACGGAATGGGAGGCCAGGCACCGGCGCCGGCCGGTGGAGGAGCCGAAGCGGGAGCGCAAGCGACCGGGGCCGAAGCCCAAGCCGTATTGGCACTGGATCGCGCCGGCCGATCGGGTTCAGCCGCCCGCGCATGGCGAGGTGCAGTTAACCTGCGACGACTGCCCGGCGCGGTTTCGGGTCACGCTGTACTATCGCGACAACCGGCCCGCGGTGGTGCAATCGATCCGGTTGCTGGGCAAGGACGAGGGCTGGACCTGCATTGCCGGCACCGATCGGTGCCCGGCCTGCTCACAGCCCGCCGCGCCAAAACCCGTAGGCAACGGCGCAGGCGGCGACCAGGGCCACGAACAACACCGCTAACGCAGTGAACAGCACGACCACATCGCCGCTCATGATGTCCCCGAAATAGGCGCGGCCCGGCGCCAAGTTGCGGCAAGACGCCGAGCCGCTAGCGATCGCCGTGGAGGTAAATCCCGGCGACCGTGTTGGTTATGCCGCTGCTACGTCAATCTGCTTCTTTTTACGCCGAGCCGCCAGCAGTCCGAGGCCGGCAAGACCAGCTGCGAACATCGGAAGCGCAGCCGGGATTGGCACCGCCGCGAGTGGGACAATGTAGAACGACTCGCCGCCGTCGACCGCGCCTGACCATGTGGCTTGAAACAGCAGGCGGTCGCCGAGGTTGGCGAGGCCGGACAGGTTAAAGCCTGTGATCAGGTAGTCGGCGCTGCCGTTTCCGTTTCTGATGTCGGGCAGCGGCACCGGATTAAGGATGCTGAACAGGACCAGCGAGCCAAGAGGCCCATCGCCCGATTGATCTAGGTCGATCAGCCGGAACTGCTGCAACACTTCTGACTTGGCTGACGTGCTGTTCACGTCGATGGCCACGCCGAAGGAGAGATTGAGGTCGCCGACGCTGGTTAGAAAGTTTGATAGCTGGCTACCGGTGTAGGGAGTGACAGTGGTGTCGTCGTCATTGGCAAACGAGCCAGTGATATTGGATGAGAACAGGTTGAACGACGCATCGTTTCCTGTGCTGTTAAAATTATTATAGCCGAAGCCCACAGGATTATGGGCCTGCGTCGTGGCGCAGATGATGCAGGGTGCGGATGCCGACTGTGGCACCACCTGATCATCGGCTAGTGCGCTGACTGTGAGCGTTGCTGCGCTGGCTGGTGTCATGAGAGCCGTGCCCGCCAGCAGGACGGCTGCGAGTAGTAGTCTGTTCATGTGATGTCCTCGGGAGGTGGTTTTTGCCGCTTGCACAGGACGACACGCCGTGTAACCGATGTCAATTAATGTTAATTGTTTAACCTTGCACGCGGTCACGGTCTGTGACAGGATGCTCCTGCCAGTAACGCAGGAGGGTTTAATGAAGTTGATCGCACTTGGCATGACGGTCATGACGGTTATGACCGGTGCTGCCCTCGGGCAGGAAAGTATCCACCCGAAAACGTCGTTGTTCTCGCCCAAGGCGATGACGCAACAGACGATTGTCCCGCCGGTTTTGGTGGAGCTAGCCAAGCCGGCGCGGCCGCAATACGCCATCATCCGGCGGGAGGAACCCGCGGTTGTGTCGCCGAAGGGGCCGATGATTGTCCCTGACCGCGGCTATGCGCCCTGGACGGCAAGGGAAGCCACGCCCGGCAAGGCGCCGGAAACGGTGGTGATCAGGTACGGCCCCGGCGGCCGCATGGACGCGCACTACGCGCTCTACGCCGACTACAAGCGCGCCAAGACCAAGGTAGAGGTTCGTGGCCCCTGCTATTCGGCCTGCACGCTGGTGCTGGCCTATGTCGAGGATGTTTGCATTGCCGAGGGTGCGTTCATGGCGTTCCACGCCGTGCGCTCGGTGCACACCAATGCGCGGATGGATCACGAAACGAGAATTGCCTACACGGCCATGCCGACAGCAATTCAGCGATGGATCGATAGCAACGGCGGCGTCGACCAATTGCCGCTCAACAGTTTCTGGACGCTGCACGACCGCGAGCTGTGGGCGATGGGCTACCCGAAATGTACCCCATGACGAGGCGCGAGCAGGCGCTACTGTTGTGCATCCTCGGGCTGCTGGTCGCCGGCACCTACACCTGGGCCAACTTGATTGCCTGCACGATGAGGTAATGCCATGCCCTACGATCCGCGGATGCTGCAGATGGCCCGCATGGGCGTGAACATGATGGGGCCGCAGGCGAGTCCGTTCGACCGCACCAACCAGCCCAAGCAGTGGTGGCAACAGCCGCCGCCACAGCCGCAAGCGCGGCCCGACGACAGCAATCCCTCTGGCCAGCCGGCCACGCAGCCCGCCAGTCTGTCAAAGCAGCCGCCGAGCCTGCTCGACATGATGATGGGCCTCGGCAAGATGACGCG